CCTTGGTATCATCAGTATGATTGAATCTATATTCATTCATTTGATTACCGGCACGACTATAGTCTGCTTCCATCCCACTCATAATAAAGCCCATACGTGGAACTTCTTTATTCTTTCTACTGTCTTGGATTAATCGTGCTAGATACTTCTTTCGGGATTCGTAAGCCAGAGGCACTTGAATGTCTTTAAGTAATGTACCATCCGCCTCTTTTCTCTGAACGTGAAGATTATTGAACACTGACCCAAAGGCGATAATCAGTTTCTTTGTAGTTCCGTGATAAAAAGTTGTACCGAACATTATTGTGTACTCCCAAATGGATTCATTTCAGATAAATCAAAAATATCGTCATCTAACGTATCCCAATCTGGAGTGTCTAGGGCTTTATCTATTACAGTATCAAGGTCATCGGTGATAGCATTAATATCTGGGTCAACAACAGTAATTGCTTCGCTACCGTATTCCCAAGGCTTGAGAGTTAATGTCCATATGTGTTGGGAACCTTCAGGCTCTGGATAGAATGAGGAGTTGTGGCCAACAAAGGTCACTTCAAATAGTGCTTCTGCATCTGTGAACCATAACAAATCACCAGCAATTGGCTTATCATCCGTTGTTTCTACTGTTTGCTCGGCAAAGTCTTTCTTCGTGAAAGAGATTTTCATTTCGTCAGTAACTTGTACTCCGAACTTGGAATAGAAATCTCCGACATCTCCATACTCTTGATATTCATCAATCAATATATTAAATGTCCATACAGTATCAAAATGCGATGAGGGGTCCTCACCGAAAATTGGGTCAATTGCGGTACCATATTTTCGTGGAAGGTACTTTGCTTGAAATCCAATAACAGCAACGACTTCTTCCACTATGTCCTTAACCATTGGTGATTTGGACATACTGTCGAACATTCCCATAATGTTATCCTACTATAAAGTTGACAGGGAGTTCGTAATTAAGTGAAAATTGTTCTAGTAATACATCTATCTCTTCTTTCGCTTCATCCCAAACTTGTTGACCATTAATTGTAATACCTCCAGGTAATGGCATCCCATCAAACTGTTTCAAATTTGCACCCCACTGCTGTTTAATCAGTGCAGTGGTATACTTCTTAATCCACTCATCATTATATACGTCAAGAGCATAACTGGTTCCTTCATCAGGAACAACCGCGTGCCACGCCCTAAGGAGCATAGTGGCTCCGACTGTCCAAGTTTCTCCGAGTGCCTCACACTCTACTTGTGTTAGAGACACATCATCAGAACAACTTGGTCCAATTATCTTGCCTGAATGACTATATAACCTGTGATTCGCTTTATTAAAAGAGAAGGTTCTATCTAGCCTGAAATAACTATTCACCATCTCAATGTGTTCCATTGTTATTTCAAAATACTGCATACTAATATTAGTCATATCAAACATTTCGTCCGCCATAATTCTGTAGCGTACATCACTCATAGCCTCAGAAGAATATGTTCCGGGCTCATATATTCTAGTCACCGCAACAATCTCATCATCGAGAGTTATGTATTGGTTTGTTTCATCCTCCATAGTGAAATCATAGCGAATGAATTTCTCCTCAGCGCCATCAAAGTGTCGCTCTATGAATAGTTGGAGTGCATCGTCTATTCTGTCATATGCTTGGGTATCATCAACCTGGATATCTATCTTCGGAGCACCCAGTTTGCGGTACGCATAATCTCTTAAATTGTCTACTGATTGTAGTTTAGCCATAATCTTTCCTCGTCATCATTTCTATTTATGTTTCCCATTATACTCTCTACACTTCACCGCCATTATGGCTTTGTATTGTCTAGTTATGGACCACTTGAATCTTAATATAGTATAGACAAACATCGCCACGGACAGTTGATATCCAATATGTATCCCAGCGGATATCATATGTGTTTTCTTTTCTGCCAAAACAGTCGCAAGAATTGCCGCATCAGGACTACAAAGGAAACAATTGAATAGATGGTATATACTGATTATTGAGCCAAGCAAAATGGAAGAGCGTGCCCAACAGGAATAATATTTACGATGCTTCAGTGTAAAGAAGAAGGCTCCGATGGCCCCTGCCGATACAATTATCGAGAGATATTTTTCAAATTCAAATAATAATTCAATACCCATAGCCTATTATCCACTCTTTATCCAGTATATAACAAGCCCGATGCCCGCAGACACCAATACCCAGAAGAATCTCTCTCCTGCGCCTATACGGATTTTATTTGTAGCAACATCAACATCGTGGTCTCCAGCCTGTTCAATCAATTTATCCAACTTCTTCTCAACTCTATCTACAGAATTATAGATAGTTTTCATTTGTTCTTCTAATCGGGTAATCCTCTCTTTCATAGTATCAACGGCCACACCAAGATTATCTAATGCCTTTTCTGTTTGGTCTGCCATATTTTTCCTTACGTATATATAAGTGTATAGTTACTCAGTAAGTATTTATATAATAAGATGATTTGGAGATAATATTATGAATAAGCGAATTTTCGTCATAGGTGACGTAATGCTGGATGTCTACCAATCTGGAACATCCACCCGACTTTCCCCAGAATGCCCAGTTCCAGTAGTAGACGATGTGATTCAAGAGAATCGCCTCGGTGGAGCCGCCAATGTCTGTCAGACATTGAAGGTATTTACAGACGAGGTTATGCTTTTTTCTACGGTGGGGATAGATAAAGAGGGCGCCCAGATAACTTCTCTCTTAGCAGAACACGAGATTGATAATGACCTCAAATTGGGTAAAAATTCAAAAACAGTTACAAAGACCCGCATCCTCTCGAATGACCAACAATTATGTAGACTTGATAGCGGGTATATAAAAGACTCTCCTCCGCTGTTTGGTGCATCACCAGATGCTATTATAGTATCAGACTATGGAAAGGGTACTATAACTCACTCTCTGATTCTTGATATTATTCAACACAATGAATGTCCTATTCTGGTCGACCCGAAGGGGCCTGACTGGGAAAAATATGCTGGCGTTTACGCAATCACACCCAACCGACGAGAATTTGAAAACGCTTATGGAGAATTTCATTACCAGAAAGCCCTAGATATTACAGAAGAATTAGACTTGCAAGGAATTCTAGTGACTCTTGGTGCAAATGGTATGCACTGGGTCGGAAGAGATGGAGCATCAATTCTCAGACGACCTGAACCAAAACAAGTTAGAGATGTTTCAGGTGCTGGCGATACCGTCATTGCTACTTTCACCTATTTTCTTCCATCAGGGATTAAATCTGCAATGGACTATGCAAATAGGGCCGCTGGGAACGTGGTTACTAAACTCGGAACCGCCTCACCAGATAAGAATGCTGTAGTAGAGACTGTCGTTTTTACGAACGGGTGTTTCGACATCATACATTCTGGCCATATTGCTTTGCTTAATCAGGCCGCATTGCTTGGGGATAGATTGATTGTCGGATTGAATAGTGACGATTCAATGAAAAGGATAAAACGAAAACCAGTAAATGATGAGGAAGAGCGGAAGAAAGTATTAGAATCAATCTCAGGAGTTGATAATGTGATTATCTTTAATGAAGATACTCCATACGATTTGATTAAAAATCTACACCCCGATATAATAGTAAAAGGTGGAGACTACACGATTGACACGGTTGTTGGCCATGATTTAGTGGATGAGGTTAAAATAATCCAAAGGGTAGAAGGAAAGAGTACAACAAACATTATAGACAAGGTGAAAGAGGTTCCACTATGGTAAGGATACACAATAAAAAAATTGAAAAGGGATGGGGACACGAATTAATCATTGAGAGTAATGACCAATACTGCTTTAAAGAATTACATTTTTATAGGTCAGGCTGTAAATCTTCTATGCACTTTCATAAAGACAAGACCGAGACTTGGTTATGTCTCAGAGGTGCAGTTATGGTTGATTTGATAGATTTGAGTGATGGAACTAAAAGCAAGGTATATGTGACAAAGGGCGGAATCTTTCATCTCGACCCTTTGACTCCACATCAAGTGACTTGTACGGAAGATGATACAGTTATTCTTGAAGCATCAAGTAAAGATTCTCCTGAAGATAATTATCGTATCTTACCAGGCGATTCTCAAGTTCACGAATACGCTACTCGGAAGACTCAAGGGGAATGAATTAAATGATTTAATTCTGGCATCCAGCAATACTTCAGTTCAGAAGTCGTTAAGACCTTTAGTGCATCATCAATGGTCTCGACCAGAGGCTCACCTGCTAAATTAAATGAAGTATTAAACAATATTGGTATAGTTGTCATTCTATAAAACTCTTCAATGAGTTTATAGAAATGCTCGTTTTGTTCTTCGGTCACGGTCTGAATTCTACAGGTATTATCTACGTGTAAAACTGACGGTATCAAATCTCTCTTATTTTCTAGAACGTCAACTGCATACATCATACTAGGAGATTCTTCCAATCCTCTCATATCAAACCATTCGTGTGCCCATTCTTTTAACACTGTACCGGCAAACGGTCTGAAATATTCTCGACCCTTTACTTTATTAACTATGTCTTTGCCATCTTTTATAGTTGGATTGAATAGTATGCTTCTGTTACCTAATGCTCTTGGTCCGTTTTCGCTTCTCCCTTGAAATATAGAAACAATTTCTCCGTCAGCAATTAATTGTGCTACATCTTTTCTATCGGCAATAAGAATTTCAGTATTATATTCTTCTGCTTTTTTACGTACATCTTCGATACTATAGTTGTATTCTGGCCCTAGAAATAAATTATCTCTTCTTTCTCTAGGCATTAGCCATTTGTTGCCTTTTTCTTTCTCTAACATATAATGATACAGTAACGCCGCACCAGTGGCAATACCAGCATCAGACGAGTTTGGCTCTACATACAAATTAATATCGGTATGTTCTTGAAGTGTGTCCAAGTAGTGATAATTAGAAACACAATTAAGTGCATATCCACCACTCAATACAACATTCTTATTGTTGCCCATTTCGGATGCTTTGATGATTAGATTTAAAACTTGTTCTTGGGTTTCTTTCTGACATTTGAATGCCATATCTCTTCTGAGTTTAGATGTAGATAAATCATCTTTCCAATCCATATCATCTAAAAACTCAAATTCCTTTTTACTTATATTAAGACTTGTACGATGTGGGTATTGCGCCTTTATCAACTCTTTATTGGATGTATCATTATGAAACAGGTCAGGCAATCTATCGTTTCGGGACAAATAAGTCTCTCGTGAAGAGCCAAATGCAGATAATCCCATAGTCTTGCCTGCATCGTTTATATGAAATCCACAATAATCTGTTACCGCATCCCAAACCTTTCCAATTCCAGCACCTTCGTCTGCTTCTAATATAAATGTTTCATCTAATTGTTCATCGTGCATTTCCTTAATATAATAACTTCTTCCCTTGTCACACCCCATTTTTTTATATAGAGATGTAATTCCTTTTGTATAGGAACAGTCGAAAATAGATTCTATTTCAAAATATATACTTGATTCTTTATCACTTCCGAGCCCTCTGGGACTACCACAACTATCTACAATGACACTTACGGCCGCTTCAAATCCAGAATTATAAAAGGCAATTACTGAATGGAGCATATGAT